ACTTTAGAGGCAGCACGTGTTATGGCTGGATTATCGATTAGAAAAGCTGCTAAATGCTTTGGTGTTCATCATGAAACGCTGTCGAGATGGGAGAAGGATCCATCAAAAATGAAGCAGAGAGATGTAGAAAAAATTGCTGAAATTTATGGCATCCCTGCAGAAAATATTTTTTTTGGTCCTAAAAACGAGTTTATACGATTAAATAAAGAGAACGCACTTTTTTCTTTAAATAACAAATGATGGGAGGTCGCGGAAATGGAAATTTCTAAAGTCAATGTGATTAACATCGTTCAAAAATTTGCAAACAAAGAGCAAGCAATGGAATATTTCGGATTTGCACAGAAAAGTACAGCCACTTTTCAAAGATATTTAGCGGAATTCAAGCAGCATAAAGATTTTGGATCCGGATATATTAATCCAACTGGGGGTTATGTATTGATTGACATTGATAAATTTGAACAGTTCTTGAGATGGAAAGACGCGAATAAATTTCGAGGTGATAGTTGATGAAGTATTCACTAGACCAAGAGTTACTCATTAACAATCTCATAAAAGAAAAGATTCAAGATTTGCACCGACTCTTGCATGATAAGAAAAATGTGATAAGTGATCGACAGCAAGAAAATGCTAGAAGAGAACTTAAGCAATATCAAGAGCTACTTTATCAAAATAGATTGAATAGGCAAATAGAAGTGAGGTGAGAGAAATGGAAGAAAAGGCAAAGAGACTAATAATTAATGAAGAAACGCAAGGGTTCACATTTGAAAACCTATCGGTTGAAGAATTAACTAAATTAGTTATCAGCCATATTGATGAGAATGTTGTAACAGTGGAAATAAAGAAACTCGTCACAACAAGTGACGAGCCAAAGACTACAAATAATCTTTAAGGTGTTGGCTATTACAAATTACATTGTGCCAAGCAGCTACTCCAGTCAATTCAGCAACAAATAAACTATCATCAGTATCTATTTGAGCTAATAGTTCATCTCTTATTGCAACGCATCCTTTGTCGCTTTTCAAAAACCAAACAGATTTGTTAATGTGTGCCCATCTTGAATATGTTTTAATTTTGGAAATCAAATCTTCGTAATTCTTACCAGAATTATTTAGATCATAAGAAACAATATAACTTTTCATTTGTAGCACCTCCTTACCAGTTATTTCAGTGGACCACTCACTGATAAGGAAATTATACAACAGAAAGGAAAATTTAAAATGAACAACTTAGTAGTCATGAAAGATCAGCAAGCAGTAACAACAAGTTTACAAGTAGCGGAAACTTTTGGAAAAAGACACGACCACATTCTTCGAGATATTGAAGGGGTGAAAAAAGATGTCCCCAAAATTGGGGAGATCTTTGTAGAAGGCAACGAACCGGATTCTTATGGTCGAGATCGCCGTGTTGTTTATATGAATCGTGACGGATTCACTCTGCTAGCGATGGGATTCACTGGTAAAAAGGCGCTTCAGTTCAAACTGCAATATATTGAAGCATTCAACAAAATGGAAGATCACATCAAGAAGCAACAGCAGTTACCAACATCACCACGCGAATTGGCAAAACTGGCTTTAGCTGCTAACGAAGAAACAAATCAGCGTATTGATGACATCAACGGGCGTTTAGTAGATATCGAAGAAAACAAACTGATCACTACTGAAGATAAAGGGACTATTGATCGAGCGGTTCAAAAGAAAGTCTACGAAATATGCAGGAATCAACATCTTGGCCAAGGTGCTAAAAGCATGCTGTTTCAAGACTTAGGTTCAAGTATCAAACAATTGTTTGGAGTTCCGAATCGTGGTCGTATCAAGGACAAGGACTTCTCAAGAGTATTGGGGTTCATTGATCATTGGCAGCCGTCATCAGTGACAAAAGAGCGTATTAATCAAATTCAAACAGAATTGGAAATGTGAGGAGGTAATTGCTATGGAATTTGAGAACGTCAAAGATGCGCTAAAAAGCGCGATGGAGTATGCCGAATCATCGAGTATTCAAATAGACGGAAAGCCAGCAACATATGAGGACTTTCAAGAACTTATGAAAGAGCATATCTATGCTATTGCAGACTTGTTGGGTATTGATGAAGTGACGGACAACAACTGGAGCGTTGGATAAAGGAGACTGCAAATGAAAAGTTTACGTAGATCAGCATTCATTATCACGGTATTTTTCTTAGGCGTTTGGTTCGGTAATCATCACCAGTTGCCAAGTTGGGCAATCATCGCATTACCAGTGTCAAGTATGTGGTGGTTTTTCAAATATGACGAGATTGCTTATAGAAGACGGTTAAGGAGGGGAGTACAAAATGCTGATAGAAGAAAAGCTTCATCAGTTCCAATGCAAGAGCTGCAATAGAAAGAAAATCATCAACGCTACAGAATTGAAAAAATGTGAGCCGTGGAAAGGTCCCTACTGCACGAAATGTGGTAGACGTCTCAAGGAGATTAAGAAATTATATGCAAAAAAATAGCGACTCCGCCGGCAAGCAAAGAGTCGCATACGAAACATATCTGGCTACATTGTAGCACGAGAGGAGAAATTTTCAAATGATTACTATTACTGGACTTAACGATGACATCTATACAGCAATGCTTGGGAATGCTCAAGAGCGAGTAATTGATAACATCATGACTGCTGCCAGTCAAGGACGTACAAGTATTACGATCGCAAGCAAGGGACTAACACCTGCCTTCTTAGCTCAACTTCAGAACGAAGGTGTGGACAATCTGGTAGAACAAGACGGACGTTACAAATTATTTTGGGAATTTTAAGAGGTGATTATATGAATGATTTCGATTCATTAGGCGCTCGTCAACAGCCTGAAATTGAACCAAACCCGATCGCTGTTGATTGGAAAGGTGAACCGCTTTTCAAAGGCGACATAGTCTACACAACTGATTTGGGATTAGTTCATGAAGATCAGATTATCGACTACGTAAATGAAAACTACAGAAAAATAAATATTGGAGGAATTTAAAAATGGCAAATGATTTAACTCAAACAACGCAACGTTCATTAGACGAGCAAGTAATTGGCAATCTAGATCGGTTAAAAGATCAAGGTTTAGAAATGCCACCAAATTACAGCCCTCAGAATGCATTGAAGAGTGCTTTCTTTGAACTTACAAATAATACAGCCGGCAACTTGCTTCAAGCAGCTGCTAACAACCAAGAAACGAAGACATCGATTTCTAATGCCCTGTTGGATATGGTTATTCAAGGATTATCACCTGCGAAGAAACAATGCTACTTCATCAAGTATGGAAACAAAGTACAGCTTATGCGTTCATATTTTGGCACCATGGCAGTTCTTGATCGAGTGACAGGCGGTGCTGACATCACTCCTGTAGTCGTACGAAAAGGCGATGATTTTCAAGTGGGTATGGATGGACCAAACATGGTAGTCACTAAACACGATACCAGTTTTGAAAATTTGGATAACGAAATTGTTGCTGCTTACGTAGTGATCAAACTTGCTAATGGCAAAGAGACTACAACAGTCATGACAAAGAAACAAATTGATCAGAGTTGGGCTAAGTCAAAAATGAAGGGATCTGGACCTCAAAAAGAATTTCCGGAAGAGATGGCAAAGCGTACGGTGATCAACCGGGCAGCTAAAGCTTTAATCAACACGAGCAATGACAATGATTTATTCGTTCAGGCTGCAAAAGATACACTTGAAAATGAATTTGATGATCGTGAAATTAAACCTGCAGAACCGGTTAAGGTTCAAGCAATCGAAAATAAATTGCAACAGAAAATGGGCATCAAGCAAGCAGATCCGATTGAAGAATCAGCACCAATCGAAGAATTGATGAAACCGAAAGAGGCTGTTGAGCAGGAGGCGGACGAACAACCAGTTGATTTGGAATCGTTAGAAAAAGTAGCCGAAGAAGCAGAACCTGTTCAAGGAGATCTTGGCATCATTCCTAACTTTGACAGAGAGGAAGGTGCCAACGATGAAGGAATCCTTTCAGAAGAAGATTACCCGTTCTAAGATCAAGCTCAATGATGATAATTACTACGGCAATGAAGCGGACTGGCAATACATGTCGGTATCTCAATACAAAAACTTTCTCAAATGTCCTGCGGCTGCTTTAGCCAAACTAAAAGGTGACTGGCAGCCCTTATCTGATCCAATTGCTTTATTAGTTGGAAACTACGTCCATTCTTATTTTGAGGACCTAACGGTTCATGAAAAATTCAAGGAAGAAAATAAAAACAGGATGTTTTCTTCTAGAAAACCTTATGGACTTTTGAAAGATTTCAAGATCGCTGAACAGATGATCGACCGATTGATTGTCGAAGATGCGTTCCTGAATTTATACCAAGGCGAAAAAGAAGTGATCGTAACTGGGGAACTATTTGGTGTCGAGTGGAAGGGGAAAATTGATTGCTTAAATCTTGAAGATGACTATTTTGTAGATATCAAAACAAGTAAAGATATTCATGAAAGAAAATGGAATGAGGTTTACGGTCAACGCTGCACCTTCATTGAGAATTATGGGTACGTCTTGCAGATGGCTGTTTATTGCGAATTACTCAAACAGCAATACGGAAAAGATTTCGTTCCTATAATCGCTGCAATTTCTAAGCAGACACCAAGCGAAGCGAAGTTGATAACGCTGGACGAGGACAAAATGTCATTCGAGTTAATCAACTTAAGAGACAACATCGATCGTATTCAACGGATAAAAATGGGTGAAGAAAAACCAGATGCTTGTGGAACTTGTGAGTATTGCCGGGCAAATCAACGAATAACCGGATTTACAAGTATGAACGACTTGTAAGGTGGTGAGTAAATGACCGGAGGATGGATAAAGCTTTACCGCCAATTACTCGAAAAACCAATATGGCAAGAATCTACACCAGAGCAAAAAGTCATATTGATCACACTTCTTTCTATGGCGAATCATGAGGAAAAAGAATGGGAATGGCAAGGTGAACCTTACAAAGCTAGTCCTGGTCAATTCGTCACATCACTAGAAAGTATCAAAAGGAAATGCGGTAAAGGGATCTCTATGCAGAATGTAAGGACTGCTCTAAAGAGATTCGAAAAATACGAATTTCTAACAAACAAACCAACAAACAAAAATAGGCTTATAACCATTGTCAATTGGGAGGTTTACCAGTCCAAGGACGTTGACCTAACAAAGGAAGTCACAAGCAACTCACAAGCAACTAACAAGCAGCTAACAACTAACAAGAACTATAAGAATGATAAGAATGAAAAGAATATAAAAGATATTACGTCAGGGAAACGCAAAAAGCGCGTTTACCCAGACGACGACCCTAATAAAATTCTTGCAAAAACTCTTTTCAAATTAATCAAAAAGAACCAAGACATCAAAGAACCGAACTTGGATGATTGGGCGAATACAATTCGCCTAACAATCGAATCAGACAAACGATCAGGTAAGGAAGTTCAAGAAATGATTGTCTGGGCAACGCAACATGAATTTTGGAGCGGCGTGATTTTATCACCGTCCAGTTTGAGAAAACATTACGACAAGATGAAGGCTCAGAAAGAAAATCCTATGAAGAAAAATATCGGTCAACGTTTGAAATCAGAAGAAGACTACGATTACAACAAACTGCCGTTTTAATGAGGTGAAATATGGAAACGCTACGTCAAGGCATTCAGAAAATGATAGCGCAGAGGCTAGAAGTTCGTGGCAAGTGTCCAAACTGTGAGGGTAATATGTACGGATGGAAAGAAAAGAACCCTGATGGTTCAGAGCGTTGTTCTCCAGTTTGTATGGCTTGTGGCTACTATGATATGCGGCGCAAAGAAGACAGAGAAACTGATCGAATTTATCAAGAAAGCTTGAAGAAAAAAGCAATTGACTTCTTCAAGTTCGGTTCAGTTTTGACTGATAAAAGTTTGTTCGATTGCACATTTGATAATTATAAACAAATGGATGAGGAAACAACTTCAGCAGCCAAGATGGCACAACGGTTTGTCGAATCGGTACTAAATGGCGAACCGAAACACATGGTACTAGGCGGTAAATCCGGAAGCGGAAAAAGCCATTTATCTATGGCTGCAACGTGGGCAATTATTGAACAGTCGGATTACACGAAAAAATGCTTGTTCATTAGTTATCGGGAATTTTTAGAACAGATTAAATTTTCTTTTAACGACAAAGAACTTCGCAAACAAATTCAAGGATCACTCATGAAAGACATCAAAACAGCCGATCTGGTTGTGGTTGATGATCTAGGAGCTGAGTTGGGTGGAACAAAGGCGGGTGAGAGTACAGCATTCACTAATGACATAATCAACTCAATTTTTGAAGCTCGTCAGAACCAAGCAACGATCATTACAACGAACTTGGTTGGGAAAGAAATGGGGAAGGCGTATGGCCAGCGGATCACATCAAGAATTTTTAAGAACTCAGAGGAATGTTGGTTCCTGTTCTCTAAAACAGCAGATAAGCGTCTAGAAAGGGTGTAAATATGGTCAAAGATATCAAGAGAGCGAAATATGGCAACAGTAAGGTGTTAGTCGATGGCATTACCTTTGATTCTAAAGCGGAAGCCAGATACTACAAGATTTTGAAGCAAAAAGGGATGAGCTTTCTACCAATATCAGATAATTTTTGCGAAATGCAAAAAAATATGATCTTGCAAGAGGGTTTTTATAGTGATGGTTTGAAGGTAGCTCCAATACATTATCGAGCGGATTTCGTCATTTATGAAGAAGGAAAGCTGGTTAAGGTAGTTGATGTCAAAGGATATCAAGATGCAATCTCAATGTTGAAAATGAAGATGTTTGCTAACCGCTATGGGTTCCCAGTGACCTTTGCAAAATTCAATTCTAAAACCAATAGATTCGAGGAAATGAGTTGCTTTGAATCAGCTCGTCAGCAACGCAAAAGAGCAAGCGATCGCCGCAAGAGAAAATTGGAGGGGACCAAATGATGGAGAAGTCTAAAGAATGGAATGTTCAATTTCTGGACGTAAATGGCGATGTGAAATATCAAATCAGCCAAACCTGTACGGAATCGAAAGCAATAACACTTGCTCGGAAGCTAGAACAGATGTGGCGAACACGACCAGCGGATAAACGCAGTAGCAAGAAAAATTCTACGCCGATTGCTGTTCGATCAATGCGGCACTTATGACAAGGAGGGCGAAAATGTTATCAGCAGAAAACAGGTCAAAGATTATCCCTACCGGACTTTACGCAAGAGAGATTGACGAAAGAACACGTCGAGGAGGTAGTTCCGATCCTTATTGGTGTACGAATTGGACGTTCGTTCCTCGGATCAGCGAAAATAAAATAATGCTGATTGATAGCTATTATAAAAGTTATCAGGATAGCATTTTATACGTTCTTGACAATGAAAATACCAATGACTTCACGCTGATTTTTGATTATAGCGATGTTCGGGAAGTGGATCAAACCACTTATCAAGAATACGCAGACGATGATCGCTATCGGGTTGCATGTGATTCAGGTGGCAGAAAATATCCGAAATATTTTGTTAAAAAAACAGCATCACCAGATAAAGAGCGGCAGCTTTATCAAGTAGATAGTGAAATCAAATCACTTGAATATCAGCTGGAACGACTAAAAAATAAGCGCAATTCGATTATCGAAAGTTTGGAGGAATAAATGTGTTAAACATGAGGGTTTTAGATTACCAAATAACAAGCGATGAAAATTCTGTTTCGGTAAACAAAGCTAGGATCAGCGAGAAAAACGGTAATGAAGTATCTACATTAGTTGGACATTACCCGACTTTAGAAATGGCAATGAGAGGTGTTCAGAAACACTACACACTCGGTGGCGGAACAGAAATTAAAACTATTGAGGATTACCGCACGGCTTTAACAGAAGTACAAGAAGCTTTTCAAATCGAATTAAAATTGGAGGAAAACAAAAATGACTAAACAAGTAAACTTTCGACCAGAGGTAAAAAAGGCTACATCAAAATCTAACGGAAACGTAGAAGTGCTACTAGTGGTAAACAACGGATCGCTGAAAGGCCGCTATGACGATTTGAGCGACTTTTTAGGCAAGACAGTATCAGTTACTATCCAACCTGAAACAGTCGGCTACACGCTCCCTATCAATAAACAGACTAAACGTCCGAACGTCAATTATGCAGTAAATAGCGATGGAACAATTGAAGTTTTGAAAGAAGAACAAACTTCATTAGATGTTGGTGATGGCGTTGAAGAAATTGAAATGGTTGAGATTCAAGTTTCCAAAGATACTATTGATGAGTTCATTAAAACCGCTACCTCGTTGCCATTACCAGACAGCATCACTATCAACCCTCGTGATGTATTAATTCAAATTGAAGAAGGCGAGAAAATTTCCGAAGTAGCTGCTGTTTATGAAACGTCTGAAGATGCATTGATTGATCAGATTGAAATCTCTCGTCAGTACTTCGCACCATTCGCTGATACTTGGAGCAAGAAAAAAGATGAAGTGATCTTCAAAGAATTATCGGGTGATTCGGATGGGGAAGAGTGACGGCAAAATAATTATTCTGGAAGATGCAAAATTCTATTGGAGCGTTGGCGTGATTAACCAAGCAAAAGATCTCTTTGACAAAGGATTTAAGCCTAGCGAAGTTGCTCAAATCATGAATGAGAAATTGATCGATGTTGGATTATTGTACCTTCACTTATTGGAAAGTAACCAGATTAAGTAGGTGATCCTATGAAATGCAATCGATGTAAAGGCGAAAGGATTATTTGGGGAAAAGATATGTTCGATCGGGCAGTAGCAATCAACTGTCCGGTCTGCAATAAAGATGGTGCTGCTGTTCGTAAAGAAACGAAGGAGTGGGGAAATGGACATTCTCGAAGTATTTTGGACAAACGTTGACTGGCACTTAAAAGCTAAGAAAGTAGCTTTGAGAAAAACTCATGAAAATGCAAGAAAGAAAAGAGCTGGCATTCAATTACGGACTGTAGAGGATATAGCCAAATCTTTGGATATCGACGATTACTCGATACTTTTTGAAAAGGTTGAGAGTCAGTAATCGGAAGAAATTACCAACTAGGAGGAAAGGATGCTCAAGTTAATCACGTTAGAGAAAATTGGCTTTAACAACTCTATAAAACTAAATGATCTTTTTGATCATGAAGAGGACTCGTGGATAGTACGAGCTATTTCTGGCAACCGCATTAAAGGTCGATTTATTAATACTGGTGGTATTAAAGGATTTCAGCATGACCTAATCGAAGCAACTGTAGTAGCGCAAAAAATCGGTACGTTTGATAAAAATAACAGAGTTTCCAGTGAAACAGAAATCATAAGCACAGCTAAAATGGCTTCGATTAATTCTCTTTCGTCTCACGAAAAGCGGCGCACTGTAAGGGTCGGGGATGTGTGCGAATTGGGAGACAATGAATTTTATATCGCAAGAGAAGTAACAGAAATCAAGTACAGCTTTGTTGATGTAGTAACCAAGTTAAAAGGTTATAGCGTGACTGAATTAACACCGCTAGAAATTAAAAAACTTAAAAATCAAAGACGATTAAACGAATTGGGTTGGTCAGTCTGTTAGTGACAGAAATACACAACTAGGAGGGAAATTATGTCAAAAAGGTACGAAGGAAGACCTTATCATGTAGTGATGTTTGTCTCAAGAAATAAAGATAATTCCAAGTTGCAGAATTTCAAGCAACGGACGAAAGCTTTTTTAACACAAAAATATCCAGAAGAATTGGAAACTGATTTTAGCGAATTTTGTGAACGTGGTGTTTCTGAAGAAATGAGCCGTTTCTATGTTTCTGTAAATGCAAGAAAACACGAGGTTATCCATAAAGCTTTGCAACACTATCTAATTGATAACCAAGATGCAAGTCTGGCAAATATTGAAAAACTAATTGCTAGTTTATCTATGAAGCAAGGTACAGCATTAACAAAGAGATTCTTATTTGATTATGATGATGATCCAGTTTCAGTAGGTGTATTTTTAAGTGATGTCAAACAGGCATTGGGAGATAAAACCCCAGTTGAATTACAAAAGACCGTTAGTGGCTATGCAGTGGTGACAGAGCGTGGATTTGATACAAGAGAACTCTTAGCTAAGTGGGAAAATGTTGAATTGAAAAGAGACGGCATGCTATTTGTCAAAGCTCAAAAGAAATTTGGATAGTCAGCTATCCACCAAAATTACAAACTTGGAGGGTGAGCAGTGATGGGTACACCAAAAGTTAGAGTACTAGTGAAACCTTTGCTTAAACCATGGCAGCCATGGCGGTATGTGACAGATTCTTGGTCAGTTCTGACAGATGATCCAGAAAAGGCGGCAGTATTTCAAGACAATGGATTGTACAAGGTGCAAGACTATTACTTTTTCAGCAAAAAAGATTATGAGTTAGTAAGTGATCCGACGAAATAGAAGAATCACGCGAAAGTCAATCGAAATTAACATTCGATAAACATTGATATATAAACGATTACGAAAAACAAACCGACAAAAATGTCGGATAGTCAATCGAAAGCGAGGAATGAATATGGATTGGGAAAAACGACTTTATGACTCCATACGACTAAAAAACCGAACAGATACCACTAAAGAACTAAAAAAGTATTTTGATCGCGGCTTCCGGTATGTTGTCCGTGATTTAGAAGGCGAATGGTTGGTACTTTTTTCTTTGAAACCTAAAAAATACATGGATTTAGAAAGCTGGGGATACGTCAACGAGTTTGACCCTGAAGTAATTCCTTGCCAAATAATCAGAAACACAGACATTACAGAAATAAACTGGAAGAACCGAAGCGCAGTCTTGATTGAGGATTTTATTAAAAAAGCTTTGGAACGGGAGGAAGAGTGATGAATGAACCTGATTATTGTGAACAGTGTGATTTGTACACTATGCAAAAGCAAGATCCTGAACCAGATGAGACCGAAGACGTTTGGTACTGCCCAGTGTGCGACCAGTTTAAGGTGATTGATAATTCCGCAATCGTCAGCGATAACTGATTGGCAGAGAGGTGATAAAAATCTTAGCTACTGACTATATAGATTCTCATAAAGATAAGAATGGGAACGTGCCGATCATACTAAATTGTGGTGCAAAGCATAAGAACAGAATTATCGTCATAAAGGTATCAGCTGATTTTGCAAAGTGGATTTACTTAACATCGGGAACAGGTGCTTACTACACAAGTGCAATAAGGACCGTTGACAATCAAAATGTATTCGGAGTAACAGAATTATATGCGGATCATTTTCCAAACTTGAGAATAGAACAGGAGGGATAAGAATGAAATATATCATTACCACTGACAATGAGGAACAGGGGTGGCTTGATTCCTTTAATGATTGGGCAGGTCATTCTTACAAAATGAATCAAGAGATTAAAGAAGATCATCTTGATTGTGTAGAGACGAATATTGAAAGGTTTAATAATGAGGTTGCTTGTGGGCCCGCTATTCGTTTGATTGAACAGGAGGGATAAGATGGTACCAAAATATAGATGTTGGTTTAAAGATACTGGAACACAAGCTGCTCACATGGTTGAATGGCATGAATTAAGAGAATTCAAAGCATTGGGGGATTTGCTTAAGTACAGCGGAGAAAACAAATTGTTTCACCTCATGCAATCCACTGGCTTAAAGGACAAGAACGGTGTGGATATTTTTGAAGGCGACGTTGTAAAAGTATCTGACGGGGGCAACGAAGAAGACAGCTACACCAGTGTGGTTAAGAATTATGCGGACGAGGGTTACCCAGCCTTTGATATTGAAGCTCCCAGCTTGTGGTATTACGAAAGCAACGTTTTGTCTACAATTATGGGGGGAGATTACGAGACAATCGAAGTTATCGGCAATGTTTGGGAGAACCCAAACCTACTGGAGCAAACCTATGAAAACTAGTTATTCTATCATCATAATACTGCTACTGATGATCGCTGGTCTAAGTTGGCTATCCTATACAATAGTTGACCAGCAACAGCAAATCGTAAAGCTAGAACAACAGCTGCAGCATGAGCAGATGAAGTACAAAATGCTTTATCGTGATCCTGTGGTTAGGGACGCGATTGAGAGTGGAGGGTAAAAAATGGAAAAACAACTTACTGAATTATTGAAATTACTAAAAGATGGTTTAAAACAAATACCAGAGATTGGTAGCCAAGGTTGGGAAATGTACGTGCAAGGTTTTGTTTTGGAAAATGTCATTTGGCTAGTTTGGGCGCTAGTTATGAATGGTGTGTGTATAGCGTTGTTGGTATACCTATTCAAATATCACAAAAAAGGTAAGTTGAAGAGTGATTACTTTGACTTTGACGATTGGGAAATTCCTCAGGTAATGATAGGGTTTATAACTCCTTTTGTATTGATTGCTGCCACAATTTTCCTTTTCTTCAAATTACAAAACATTATTTTGCCAGAGTACTCGATTATCAAGAGTATTCTAAGCAATTTGTAGGTGGAGGGTGACAATGAAAATACCTAAAAAATCAAATCACGTTCGACAAGTTAAAATGATGGAAGTTATTCATGTGGTTTCGTTCGAAGGTGAGGGAACCGAAGAAAATCCAGCAAGATTGATCAATGAATATTACTCCAAAGAAGGTGCCTTGCTAGCAACGAAAGATGAATGGCTAGAGCGAGAAATTGAGAAGGTGCGAAAATGACAGAAGCGGTTTTGATATTTGTAGCTGTAATAGCGGCGGTATTTGCAAGTGTGATTTTCGGTAAAGAATTAGATGAAAAGGAGAAGCAAGCCATTGCCAAAGAAAAAATCGAAAATAAAAAAGAAAAAGCGTAAGTTACTAGAAAAAGCCAAGGAGAACGGAACCATAAATAAAAAAGTCCTTGGTAAGACTTTGAAGAGATTGATCATTGATGAAGAACATCAACATGGTTCACATTTTGATAAATAAAAAAAGCCACTACCTTTTGGGTAAGTGACCTGTGACAAGACTATTTTACCATAAAGGGGTGGCGTTTGTGAGATTTCAATGGCTTAAAAACTACCAAGACTTAGAAGAACAAATACTCTTCATGAAATGGAACCTTAACAAGAGTAGGTTGGAATTAGATCGATGGGTCAACGGTGATTTAGCAAACGTGCGCCTTGAAAAGAATTCAAGATCATCATCGTTGGAAGAGAATATCAGAATTATAGAGAATGAACTAGAGCTGCTTGAAAAAGAAAAAGTTGAACTGATGGAATTGATTGATTCGTTCAGTGGTGCAGACAATCAAATTGTTAAATTAAAATATATTGATGACATGGATGTTTATGATATAGCAGATGAGACAGGTTACAGCGTATCTTATATAAGAAAGCGGCATACAGAGATTCGCAAGACATTATCATTCGTGGATGAGTATGAAGCACGGCGAGAAGAACGCTTGAAGAAACAAGAAGAAATGGACTACTATTCAGCGGATCAAGATCAGTTGAGCTTGTTTTGACATTGTCACAAAATGCGACCTCAAAGACTGTGTATATTTCTTGATTTAAACGGGTTATAGTAATAGCGTAGAAGAAACGGAGAGTCGGTTATTGGGCTACTCACAATAATCCAAATACCGAAAGGAGGCAGTCTCCTAATCGCTTTACTTCTTTGACAGATACGAAAGACAGCACAATTTTTTGAAAGAGGTGGATCATCTCATTTCGAAATTCGCTAGTGCTGTCTTTTTGTTATTGCTTTCATATATTATACTCTTAGTAACTAAATTACTTAAGGAGAATTATATGGAAAGACATACTGAAATAGAGGCAATAAAGAATTTTTCAAATCATTACATCGAAGTTGAAAATAAAAGCTTAGAAAATCGTTTAAGTGAGATTAATGTGGAAAATAAAAAACAGATAGAGTCAATAAAAGAATCATCAAAAGATGTTTTAAAGGAGGTAGGAAAATCATTGGTAAACTCAGTACCCGGAATATCATTAGTATCAAAGGCTGCTTTTGTATTTATGGACTGGAACAAAAAAGTAGACAATGACTTAGAAGATGTGAAGAAAGTAATGCTGATAGAAAGCTACTTGAACAAAACAGATAATCATGAGAAAGCAATAGAAAATTTGAGAGAAGCAATGACAGATCTGCATGGAAATGCCTTGGTTAACAAAATATTTAGAATGTTAAGTGACTATCCACCTGACGGAGATTGGTTTAAACATTTGCAAACCGCGTTAAGGAATATTTGTGATTCCAAAAATTTCGAAAAGCTGTTCGACATTCATAAATTTAATTTAGGTTTAATTGAGAAAATGTCTCCTCAAGCACTAAGTATCTTGGCAGATGCAAAGAATTGGCCAAGATTTCACTTCGAATATATCGGTATGAGTGTTGGAGGGAAAATAACGGATCAATTTCAGCGTCCATTTTCTAAAGTATACGCAAATAAAAAGAATATTGCCGATCCATTAGTAATTGAAAGAATTGTTCACATAATCAATGATTTGCAAAACAATGGTTTCATCGAATGCTATGGGCAGCAAGGATCACAATTCAAACTTGAGCTTACAGGTATGGGGAATTCGTTGTATGAATATTTATCAGATTAAGAGGGCAAGAAAAAAGACCGTTTACTTAGCGGTCTTTTTGTGTATCTGAACAACTAAAAAAACTAGGAGTGATGGCATGGTATACAGACCAAGATATTTAGATCCTAAACGCAATAAGAAATTCGTCTGTAATGCTTTTATTAAGGGTGGAAAAATGTTCTTTGAATATACAGATGGCAGCATGATCGTTCTTGATAGTTACGGAATTCATCCGATCAATACAGATTTAAAAAAGTTGGGGATTTAAATGCAGTTGATTAAAGATTTTATCCATATAACTGATAGAGAATTCTTTATCAAGTACTGGTGGCAGATACTAATTTTTGCTGGGTTATTATTTGCAATACTATTTGGAATTGAATCAATAATAAAATTTAGGAGGAATCATAAATGATAGTACCTATCAGAAAAACAATTGCTGGAACAGAGTATTGGGATACAGAAAAGAAACAATCATTGTTTGTACCTAAAGGGAGTGAACCAGATTTTGAAGTGACTGAAAATCCTAAGTCGATGATCACACCTGAAGGGGATAAGGAAGTGGTTGGCAATGCAGCTAAACTATTTATCAAAGGTACCGAAGTGAAACCGGGTGACAATCCAGAAATCAATAATGCTTCGGATCATATCCACACAGGAGAAATCAAGCAAGAAGTACTAGATTCTGATGGTAATACAAAAGATGATCTTGCAGGCGAACCTATTACAAATCCAGAAGATGAAGAACCATCTGAATTGGATAGCAAGACTGCCAAGGAATTACGTGCATATGCGAAAAAGAACGGGATTACAATTCCAGCTGCTATCCGATCTAAAGGTGATATCTTACGAACGATTGAAGAAGCAGAGAAATGAAGTACTGTGGATTTGACGGATGTCAGGTCAAGATAGAACGTGGTACTTATTGCAAGGAACATGCGCCAAGGCGAAAAGCCAAGGCCAAGAAGAGTGTATACCACCATGAGAACAAATCATTCTATCGGACACAAGCATGGCGTGATGTTTCTGATTTTGTTTATGAAAGAGAAGGTGGTTGTTGTCAAAGATGTGGTCGCTTTGTATTCGGAAGGCAAGCACATCGACACCATGTAGTACCGATCAAGAAGAACGACATGCTCAAGCTTGATCCAAACAACATCCGATTATTATGTCCAAGTTGTCACGTAATTGAAGAAAATGAAACAGACGAGAAAAAAGTTTTCCCGTCTTATTTTTAATTAACCCCCCCTATCCTTTTCGAAAAATTTTGTTCGCCGGGAGATAGGTCAGAGGGAGTTACGCGCATCGTTTTTTTTAAAATTTAAAAAAATAAAAGGGGGGTACGTATAAAAATGACGACGAAGGCGCAACGTAAAGCGATTGTTGATGAAAAAGTAAGTGCGGAAAAAGCACGAATTTTATTGATTATGCGGGAGTCTGATATTTATATGATTACCTTAGACCCCTTGATTGAATCCTATTTGGATATTTTTGAAATCTACCAATATAAGTTCTTGGCGTGGAAAGAAAAAGGATTTCCTGAAACTCAAAAATACACCAATAAATCGGGAGCCACCAACCCAACAAAACATCCATTGGCCCAACAAGTCGAATTTTGGTCAGATAAAAAAATGAAGGCTCTTGATTATTTAGGACTGACCAACAAAGCGGCAATTGGTAAAAAAGTCACTGGAGGATCTACTGCAAGACAAAACGAAGAAATCACTCGTCCGAAAGAAAAGCCAGTGGATGAATTAGCTGAACACCGAAAAAAATGGCGCGTAAAGCAGGTGAAGGAAAATGATTGAACCTGGCGTAAATTACGCTGATTTATTTGCTAAAGGTGTTCGTAAAAATCCGCACAAGTATCCGAAAACAGTTCGTTTGGCTATTGATCGCTGGTATCGATGGAAGAAACGTAAAGATATTTGGTTTGATGTTGATCGTGCGAATGAAATGATGGATTGGGTTGAATCGTTTATTGTTCACACAAAAGGCGATATGGTTGGTAAACCTTTTATTCTGGAACCATGGGAAAAGTTTATTTATTCGTGGATCTATGGATGGGTAAAGATAAATGAAAAGGGACAAACAGTTCGGGTCACTCGTGAAGCTTACGTTCAGATTCCTAAAAAGAATGGCAAAACGTTGATTGGTGTGGGTTCTTTAGGATATGCGATGTATGGTGAGGGTGCTTTATCTGTCAATTGCTATGCATGTGCTTCCGATTATGCTCAAGCGCAATACGCCGCACAACCATTCGCTGATACGATTTTGAATAACGAAGTGCTGCTTGATGGAACGAAAATTTTTAAAGGTCCCAAAGGAACCGTGGCAAGCGTCACTTATCGATATATTGTCGATAATATGGCTTATACAAATAAATTTATCGTTCAAACCAAAAATATCGAAAACATTGAGGGATCAAATCCATATTTCATTGTTAACGATGAATTGCATAAGCAAGAAAAAATGGAGCAATACGACAACTTCAAATCTGCTCAAATCTCCTTGCCGCAACCTTTGATGTTTAACATTTCAACCGCTGGTAAAGGATCGTCTTCGGTCGGCATGCGTGTTTACCGTGAAGCCAAAGAAGTGTTGAAAAAGGACGATAACGATTCGAACTTTGTTTTGATTTACGAACCAAACAAAAACTATGATTGGACTGATCGTAAAGTTTGGGAAATGTGCAATCCTAACTGGGGGATATCTGTTGACTTGTCAGCTTTGGAATCAGCTTTTAAAACGGCTCAACGTTCTGCCCATTCAAAAGCTGAATTTTTGACCAAGCATTTGAATGTGTTCGTCAATGGTGCTGATAATTTCTTTGAACAGGATCAAGTAGAACCTTGCTTAGTATCTAGTAAAGAACTAGGGGATCTTCAAAATGAACCTTGCTATATAGGTTTGGATCTATCAAAAACACGAGACTTAACTTGTGTCTCTCTCAATTTCCCAACATGGGATGAAAATGGGAAATCAATTTTAAAAGTTAAACAGCTCTATTTTATTCCGAGTGAAGATTTAGATTTCCGAGAAAAAGAAGATAACGTACCTTATCGAGAGTTGGAAGAACAAGGGTTTGTTGAATTTTGTGATGGAAAGATGATTGATCAGGAGCAAATACTTCAGTTCATTGAAGATTGTATGGAACTATACGATATCCAGCAGGTCAATTATGATCCGGCGATGAGTGCCAAGCTTATCGAAAAGCTGGAGAATCTAGGACTTGAATGTATCGAGGTGCCACAGTATCCCAAATACTTGAACGGTCCATTCGATGATGTCGAACGACTTTTCTATGAACAAAGAATATTATTCGATAATCCACTTATGCTGTACTGTACATTAAATGTCGTAGCAGTAACCAATATGAGTGGACAAAAAGCGCCAAGTAAACGTCAGTCAAAAAAGAAGATTGATGGTTTCGTGGCGTTTTTATGTGCCCACAAAGAAACGATGAATCAAATGACAGATTTTGATGATGGGCAGTTGGCAGATTACTTGGGAAGTATTTACAGATAGGAGAATAGTAAATGAAATTAAAAGACTATATTGATCAAGGATATACAGTCCTGACATTCGGACGACTGTCTCAAAAAATAAAAGAAAAATATCCCAATGTATTAACGCATGATCAAGATTTTATAGGATCGGATAAACTTTTAATTGATGATGCTGTAAAAGGAACTCTCGCTTTTAAAGAAATAATTGATGGAGCAAGCGATATATCTGTTAGGAAATTTACGCGTGAATTTTGTGGTGATTTTCCAACTGAAAAACCCAAACCGTCCAAATCACGCATTAGGAAGGCCCAATCCTTGACCATTGAAGGAAAACAGTTAGATCTTATCGTTGATGTAATATTTGAATTGATAGATGTTTTTTCTAAAAACCTTGAAACAAACGACGATGCGTGCCATAAAGAAAAAATTCGAAGTGCGGTTGGCGGATCCAAACGAATCGTTTTCTATTTTTGGAGTTATGACGAAGATTTAAAAGAAATAAAAAAGACAATTACAGATGTTTATGATGTACAAATTGTCGAATAAACAATTTATCCGTTTGAAAGGCGGTGAGACTTATTGAGATTAAGAGATAGAATTTCAAATGCAGTTTTTTCATTCATGGAAAAGCGAGGGTATCTTGAAGATATCTTCGGTAAAACCACACGTTATGGCCAAAGGTATGTTACTGACAATTCAATCATGGAATCGTCTGATGTATATGAATTAGTTCAAGATATTTCTAATCAAGTCGCTTTGGCCACTCCAGTGGTAATTGGACCAAATGGCCAAGAAGTAAAGGATCATTTCTTGTTGAATATCCTAAATAATCCAAATGATTATCTAACTGGGTTCGAGTTTTCAAAATTGGAAACAAATACACTTTTGATCAATGGAGAAACATTTCCTTTGACGGATCGTGATCAACTCCATTTGGCGTATGGCGTTACTACCAAAATCAATGAACGGCTGCAAGAAGAGTTTAGTATGAATGGCCAAGATATACCTAGTCAAATGATCAGGCATATTAAAAACATTGGTACTGATTCATTAAAAGGCGCCGGAATTATTGACCTAGCCAGAAACACTCTAGAAGGTGTTCTAAGCGCCGAAAAGGTTTTGACAGATAAATACTCAAAAGGTGGATTACTTGCGTTCATGCTCAAATTGGATGCGCACATTAATCCGAATAACAGCGCACAAACTCAAATCGTTGCAAAGATTCTTGATCAGTTAGAGGGAACCCAAGACGACAACAACCACACAGTCAAGATGATTCCTTTGGGGAAAGGATATTCAATTGAGACTTTAAAAAGTCCAGTTGATGATGCAGCAATTTTGAATTACTTGGGTGTGTACAAGAAAGATTTGGGGAAATTTTTGGGGATCAATGTCGATACTTATCAAGCATTGATGAAGTCAGATATTGAAAAAGCAATGATGTACTTGCATAACAAAGCAATCAAACCAATATTGAAGAACAAGGGCGAACATTACACCGCTCTTTTTTTTATGCCTAATTCTGGCTATAGAGTGGAATGGAAAATCAATATTTTGGACTTTGTTCCTTATTCAACCAAAACAAATATTGGTTACAACATTGTTCGTACTGGTATTACAAGCCCAGACAATGTGGCGGATATGCTCGGTTTCCCTAAACAAAACACGCCAGAAACACAAGCAATTTATATTTCTAATGATTTATCGAGGATCGGCCAAAAGAATGCAACAGATGATTCGTTGCCTACTGGTGATGATCTGAAGGGAGGTGATGGAAATGAAAAAGAAGGAAATTCGAACATTTGATATCACCAACTTGAGTACAAGAGATGATACCGAAAGCAATAGTCGAATCGTTACTGGTTATGCAGCAGTTTTTAATAGCCGCACGCTTTTATGGGAAGGGCTTGAAGAAGTGATTTCTCCCGGTGCTTTTTCAAGGGCATTGTCTGGTTCAGACGTTCGATGTTTGTTCGATCATGACTGGTCCAAAGTTTTGGGTCGTACAAAAAGCGGCACGCTTCGATTAGAAGAAGATGATCGTGGTTTAAAATTCGAAGTCGAATTGCCAAATACAACAGTTGCGAACGACTTGATCGAGTCAATGAATCGAGGAGATATCAACCAATGTAGTTTCGGTTTTATCCCAACGGAGGAAACATGGGATTACAACACTGACCCAGTGCTTCGTACGGTCAATGAAGTGGATTTATTCGAAGTATCAATCGTTTCTCTTCCTGCTTATCAGGATACAGAAGCAGCGCTTGCTAGAAGCAAGCAGGAAGTCCAGCAAGACATTGCAACACGAAAAAAAATGATCAAAAAAATCAATGGGGCGCTTAACGCATAGGAGGATACACCATGAACAAAAAATTATTGAAAAAATTACAAGCTCGTCATGAGCAACGCTTGACTGAATTACGTGGACAGATCGAATCCGGTGAAGTTCGTGAAGCAGATCTTGAATCCGTACAAAATGAAATTGACACTTTGATTGATGAACTAAAAGATATCAAAGATGAACTAGATGAAGAACCAGTAGATCCACCTGCAGATCCAGATGGTGCAGAAGGTCGTGCTGCTGCTGATGACGATGAGCCAGTAGATCCACCAGCAGATGATCCTGGAACTGACACTAATGAAAATCGTGCTGGGATGATCACTCAAGAACAACGTGATGGCTTGTTGGGCAACATTAAAAAAGGAATGGAAGGTCGTAACGCTTTGAACAAAAAACAAAAAGAGCAACAACAACGCAAAGCATTTGCTGATTTCATTGTCGGGAATATCTCTGAACATGAAGCACGCGCATTAGGTATCGTTACTGGTAATGGATCTGTCACAGTTCCAGAAGTAATTGCTTCGGAAGTTATTACTTACGCACAAGAAGAAAACTTGTTACGTAAATATGGGGTAGTGAAACGTACGGCAGGAGACGTTAAATATCCGTTCCTTGTCAAAAAAGCAACGGCAAACGTCAGCAAGAAAGAACGTACGACAGATGTTCCTGAAACGGATATCGAATTTGATGAGATCACATTGGATCCAGCTGAATTCGATGCATTGGCAACTGTAACTAAGAAGTTGTTGAAAATGTCTGGTGTTCCAGTTGAAGATATCGTGGTCGAAGAATTGAAGAAAGCCTATGTACGAAAAGAAATCAACTACATGTTCAATGGTGATGACGCAGGAAATGAAAACCCTGGCGCATTAGCTAAAAAAGCTGTGGCATTTACACCTGAAGTAGCTGTGGACTTGACTGCTGCAGATGCTGGTCAAAAACTCTATGACGCTTTGATCGAAATGAAAAACACTCCTGTATCTGAAGTAATGAAAAAAGGTCGTTTCATTATCAATCGGGCTGCATTGACTGCAGTTGAAAAAATGAAAACAACTGACGGTTTCCCATTGTTACGGCCATTCACTCAAGCTGAAGGCGGAATCGGGCATACTTTGGTTGGATACCCTGTTGATTGGACTGATGCTGCAGATAAGAAAGGCGAAGTTGATACACCTGTTATTTACTTCGGGGACTTCTCTGCATTTAAAATTCAAGAAGTTATTGGAGCATTGGAAATTCAAAAACTGGTTGAAAAATTCTCTGGTAAGAACCAAATTGGTTTCCAAATCTATAACTTGTTAGATGGGCAACTGATCTATTCGCCATTTGAACCAGCAGTTTATCGTTACGAAATCGGGGCAGTTGCTGGCGGCGGTGAATAATCATGGCCGATGAATCTAAAGAGCTATCTTTGGAAGAAAAGTTCAAGGCGCATATTCATTTTGAAGAGGGTATGGATGATTCCATGCTCTCTTTCTATTTGGAGATGGCCAAAGACTACGTGATGACCGCTACTGGTGGCCAAAAAGAATATTTGATTTTATTGGTGGCTGGTATTGGTTATGAGTATCGGGTTGCTGAAGGTGAATTAGAAGCAGCGTTGAATGCCATTACACCATTTATTGTTCAAGGAGTGATCCAAAATGCCGAAGCGACAAACCAACAAACTTAGGTGGAAAGCTAAATTATTGGATATCGTCGAAACAGTTGACGATCGTGATCGACCGGTCACTGAATACCAAGAAAATCGTGATCTTTGGTATCAGGATATCGGCGTGACTGCACAAGAAAAATATCTTTCGCAACAAGCTAAAACTGACGTTGTTAGACGGATTAAGATTAGATTGGATAAATCTATCACCGAAAAGCTAAGTGCCGTAAGAATTGATTCTGTGGCTTATAACATTACTCGTATTTATACGAATGTTGATGATCGTGAAATGGAGTTGAGTTTGGCTTATGTCGATTAGTTTTGAAAAACTTAAATCAACGCTTAAAGATACTGGTTTTCCAGTATTTCGTGACAAAGCAAAAAAAGGTACCGATTATCCTTATATAGTGTATTCCAGTGTAAATAAAGGGAGAAAAAAAGCTTCTGGGAAAGTATTCAGAAGACTTCCTTACTATCAAATTTCCTTTTTTACTGATGGCGATGAGTTGGATCTTTTACCACTTGAAAAAGCGATGGAAGCTGCAAATATTCCTTTCTCAACATTTTCAAGTCAACAAGGTGATGAAAACGATGATACGATCACAAATTTTTTCACTTATGTGAGGTGTGTTGAAAATGCCTAGTAATAACAACGGCTTCGCAGATATGGCTGATATTCTTGGCGAATTAAGTAGAGTCGATCCTGTAAAAATCTCATTAGAGTCTTTAGAAGAAGCCGCAAATTTTTATGTTGAAAAAATGCTGCCTCATATCCCTAAGAGCTTAATGAAAAGAAAGCATATGCGTGACCATATTAAAGTATTGATTGAAAAAGATCGTGTTCGTGTTGCTTTTGAGGATACCGCTTTTTATTGGCGTTTCCCAGAGAACGGAACTACAAAACAAAAAGCACAGAATTTTGCTAGTGGGACTTACGAACAGAACAAAAATAAAATCGAAGAAATCATGACACAAAAGATCATGGATCTTTGGGGAGGTAATTAATTTGGGCAAAACAGATGTATTGTATTTTGAAGGCCTTGAGGATATCTTGATCGCTATGATGTCTCCCGAGGCACAAGATGGCGTAAATAAAGCACCAGAATATGGTGGAATTGTAAGACTACCTATTGCTACAAAACTGGCTGTGAAAGGTAACGGATCAACGTTGGAAAAATGGGCATCTAGCAAGATGTTCCGCCGTGTCTCACGAGAAACGAAACATGAACTGGGACTGGATCATGTAGGTATTCCGATTGATGTCATGGATGAATTGAAAGGTTTGATTGCTGAAAGCGGCGTAACATTTTCTAAGAATATTGCAAGAGAATATCCATTCTTTGCTTTTGGATTTATCGGGAAAATTGAAGGTGGTGGCCGCAAAGCAGTATGGTATCCGAAAACTCAGTTATCTAATGTAATTGATGAAGAGTATGCAACCGAAGAAGATGAAACAAAGATCGACGATGTAACGGCAAACCTAGTAGCAACTGGATTGAATTACAACAATGTAATGTATTCAAGTTTTGATTCAAATAGAACTACCGGATCTCTTGCGCTATTTGAAAAATTCATTGCACAGCCAATCTATTCTGAACAACAATGGCAAACAATTGCTGCAGCTACTCCTCCAGTAGGTGGTGGCGAGTAATGGCTAGATTAGTTGACTACGGAATTAATATTGACGACTTAGGCAACTCTCGTGTGGTTAATATTAAAGGGCATGACTTTCCCGTTGTATTTACAATGGAAACGATGGAATATATTGCAGATGTATACGGTGAAGATTACTCAAAGTTCGAAAATGATATGAATCTTTTGATCAATAAAAGCGATGGGGAGATCAATTCTCGTAATTTGACGCCTGCTGATTTAAAAATCATGCGCTCGTTGATCTATGGAATGCTTCGGACTGGCGGTTTAGAAGAAGATCCTCAAACTATCTTCAAATTCTTAGGTATGAACGGCGATGTCTTACAGGCTTATGGGGCATGCATGGAAATTTTTAGTAATCAGAAGTTTCAGGTTGAAGACTTAAAAAAATCGAAGAAGCCACAAGATTATCAAACTCCTCAAAAGAAAAAAGGAAAAAACAAGAAGAAACACAAGAGATAGGAACTCCATGGAGCTTCTATCTCTATGTTGCCCTCACTCTACTTAATTGGAGTGAGGAATTTTTTTTAAAAGCAACACCTAACTTGTGGCTTAAATCTTATATCCAGTGGTTGAAAAGTAATACGGAGTTTGAACCGCCGGAAACGAGAACAATGGATCAAAGCCCTTGGTGGTAGGAAAGGAGTGCTAAGATGGCCGTCAGAGAAGTAGACACAGTCTTGAATTTTAAGACAAATGGAGAAGTCAATTACTCTAAAACGATCAAGGAAATCAATCGTGAAATGAACTTAGCAGCTACTGAGTACAAAAACCAAGTGTCTGCTATGGATAAAGACGCAACAGCAACTGAAAAACTGACTGCTGCGAAAAAGAAACTCGAAAATCAGTTGTCGCTCGCTGAAAAACGAACAGAACTTTTGCGAGAACAATATGAAAAATCAGTAGAAGAAACTGGTAAGTACTCAGCGGAATCTGAAAAACTTTATAAGAAAATGCTTGAATCTGAAACGGGACAAAACAAATTAAAAGCCGCTTTGGATGAGACAAATGAAGCACTAAAAGAGCAAGGTAACGTGTCAATAGAGACAGCAGAAAAGCTAAAGAAAATAGAAGAAGCTGGCGAAAAGGTTTCAAATGTCGGTAAGAAGATGTCCATTGGCGTTACAGCACCGATCGTGGCAGCTGGAGCGGCAGGGCTAGCTGCATTCTCGGAAGTTGATGAAGCGTTAGATACGATCATAACTAAAACTGGAGCAACAGGCGATGTTGCCGATAGCTTGGCAACTTCATTTGAAAATGTTGGCTCAAATACTCACTTAGAACTACAGACGGTTGGAGAAGCAATTGGTGAAGTGAATACTCAATTTGGGTTCATGGATAAAAAGCTTGAGGACTCAACGAATTATATCCTTCAATTTGCTGAAATTAATGGCACAGACGTTTCTCAATCCGCTATCTATGCAAGACAGGCTATCGAAGCCTATGATTTGTCCTATGATGATTTGAATAAAGTGTTGGATGTTACAACCAAAACGTCTCAAAATACTGGTCAAGCAGTCGATAGTCTATTTGATTCGGCTATAAAAGGTGCACCGCAAATCAAACAGTTAGGTCTTAGTTTCGGCGAGGGTGTTACTTTGATGGGTCAATTCGAACAAGCCGGTGTTGATGGAAATGCAGCCTTGAGCAGTTTGTCAAAAGCTACGGTTGCTTATGCTAAAGATGGAAAATCTCTGTCTGAAGGTTTAGGTGAACTTCAAGATAAGATTAAAAATGCTAGTTCCGAAACAGATGCTATTAACGCAGCTGCTGAAGTTTTTGGTACCAAAGGCGGCCCGAGAATGGCAGATGCGATTCGAAGAGGAACATTAAACCTAGAAGACTTGGCGAAAATCGCCGATGAAAGTCAAGGTTCGGTTGGAGAAACATTTGAAGCTACGCTAGATCCAATTGATAAGTCTAACCAAGCAATGAACAATGCAAAATTAGCTTTAGCAGACGTCGGCGAATCCGTCCAAATAAGCTTATTACCTTTCTTTGATATGGCGATAGATGCTTTGAAGAGTTTTAAAGGCTGGTGGGATTCTCTGGATCAAGGTACTAAGAACTGGATTATTACACTCGCTGGTATAGCTGCAGTAATCGGACCAGCTTTGGTTGTCATAGGAACGCTTATGAGTTCCGTTACTAAGATCACCGCTGGGGTTAAAGATCTGGCCACTGTGTGGAGTGAGCTAGGCAAATTATTCGGATTATCTGGTGGATGGTTTGCCGTAGCTGTAATAGCAATAGCCGCATTAGTCGCTGGGCTAGTTTGGGCTTATAACAATGTTGAATGGTTTAGAAATGGCGTGAATGCATTTTTCCAAGGAGTTTCTGATATAGCGGTAGAAGTGTTTAACTTTATGGGCGGATACATTAGCAATATTTTTGGGGGAATCATTCAAAATTTCCAAAACTTTTTCGATGCAGGCAAGAGAATTTTTACCGGATTTATAGATTTTATAACCGGCATATTTACAGGTGATTGGGAACGAGCTTGGAATGGTGTTGTAAATATTTTTGGCGGTATCTTTGATGGAATTGCAGCCATGGCAAAAGCACCTTTTAATGGAATGATTGGATTAATTAATGCTTTTCTAGGTGGTCTTAATAACATTAAAATTCCGAAATGGGTTCCTGGCGTAGGCGGCAAAAGCTTTAGCATTTCCACTTTGCCTTATTTGGCAGATGGCGGTCATGTATTAAATGGACAAGCGATCGTTGGTGAAGCTGGACCAGAATTGCTTACGAATAAAAACGGCAAAACAACTGTTACTCCGTTATCAGACGAAGAAAAACGCAAAGGTATTGGCGGCAAAGTACAGCCTTCTAAAGTGGAACAACATATCCACATTGGGAATGTCGATGCGAATAACCCAAGTGAATTAAACAAAATGAACCGTAAATTTTACCGTGCAAGCAAACAAGCACTTGCCGGTGTGGGAGGTTAGTAGGAATGTTCATGGATGCTGATACACCGAATTTTATATTCAAAGGAATCAACGCAGTTATGGATATGGATTGTATTATCGAAACTGAACTTCCTGAGATCTCTCCTAACAAACGCTACGAAGAAATCACTGTGCTAGGACGAAGTGGATCATTGCACGAAACATTTGATGATTACGAACCATATAACCTAGAAGTCGAATCAGTCACAATTCCGTATGATCGTTTACGTGAAGTAAAGCAATGGTTGCGAGGTCGCGGGCAGTTGATTACCCATAATGATTACAATACTTATCGAGACGTTATTTGTATGATGGATTCCCCTACTGAGTTTGAAAACGAGTGGGGGTTTTTCTATACCTTCGATTTAACTTTTCGATGCCAACCTTTTAAGCGGAAAGTGAATGAGCAGTCATTGCCATTCGCTACTTCGCTGGTCTTTCATGATCCGGGCGATGAAACAGCAAAACCTTACCTTGAATTGAAACCAACAGGCGGCAACGTCAAACTTACGATCAACAGCACTGCGTTGACGATTACAAACAGCAGTACCGAAGTAATCAAAGTCGATTGCGAACACGGAAAAATTATTCAAGGTTCCAAAACACTTTTCAGCAAAGGAGAATGGCCGTTGGTACGTCCGGGCGAAAACAAACTGACTACTACAGGTGTATCTAGCGGCACAATTTTAAGAAGGAGCGTGTATTTGTGAGTTTAGTTTATGTTTATGAAGAAATGCCAGCGGACTTAGAAACGAACGGTCACGCTTTGATCGATTGGGCTGATTTACCTGAAATCAACCGTATTTTAAATGGTGACTATACTTTTTATGGCAACTATTCATTAGATGGTCAAAATGTAGAATATCTCAAAGAAGATAACTTTATTCGTGCAGAAGATGAAGACGGAAAAATGAAATACTTTGAGATTAAAAAAGTAACAAAAAATCTCAACTCTTTCTCTGTTACTGGTCGAGCGATCGGTTATATGTTAAGTCGAAATTTCATTGAGAGTAGTTTCACTCAAAATGGTACTGGATCAATTATCATGAGTAGATTAAAGGCTGCCCTAGCATTTGAGCAGCCTTTTTCATTTGAGTCAGATATTCAAACAGTCCACCAATTTACTGTAAAACAAACCAATCCAGTTGATGCTGTAATTGGTTCAAACAATGGAAATGAGAATCTAGCGAGTATCACTGCTGGCGAATTGGATATGTACAACTATCGTTTTAGATTGCTATCTCGAATCGGAAAAGACAATGGTTATCGTGTCGATTTAGGAGTGAACCTAGAATCGATTGAGGAAGAGATAGACGGCAACTATTACAATAGCTTGTATTTAATCGGCGGAGTGCCAGAAGGCGATTACGATGAAGATAAAGAGCCAATCACGTACAAATATCTCGAATTGACTGGAGTAACCGACAAAAACCGCCGCATTGGCAAATACGAAAATTCGGAACTAACCACTGTTGCAGATTTGAAAAAATGGGGTCAATCAAAATTTGATGTCGATCGAGTACACGAACCTTCAATCACTCATAGAGTTTCTATGGTACAACTTGAAAACACGATGGAATATGAAGACCTATACGATGATATTGCAAGGTTGCATTTCGGTGATACTTGCTATTGTACGGTTGCAAAACTCGGTATCGAAGTTGCGGAGCGAATGATTGAATACACCTGGTACCCAACCCTTGGCAAATACAAGAGCGTGACTTTAGGTAATGATATCGAGTTCTACACTAATGCAACGGCAACTGAGACAGCAAAACTTCGTCAAAAGGTTGAAAGTCGCACTGAATTGATGGTTGAAGCCGTTCGAAATGCTTCTAGTTGGATTACTGGAACAAAAGGTGGCTATGTTCGTTTTAGACCTGAGAAGGCACCTAGCGAAATACTAATCATGGATAAACCGTCGGTTGCAGATGCACAAAAAGTTTGGAGATGGAACCTGGGAGGCCTTGGTTACTCTAACAATGGCGTTAATGGTCCTTACGGTTTGGCAATGACTCAAGACGGAGCGATCGTGGCTGACTTTATCACTGCGGGCATTCTGTCAGGTATCCTCGTTCAAGGGGTTGCGTTGAAAACTTTGGATGATGAAGATTTTCAAGTGGTGGTGGAAGGCGGAAAAGTAACCTTCGAAAAACAAGTCGTATCAACTGGTTTAGACGATGTTCATGGAGAAGAACTGGGGAGGATTACAGCTACGTATGGCGGTGGTCGAGTAATCAATGGATTTGCAGTAGTGCAAGATCCTAGTTATATATTCTCAATCAACTCCGCAAGTAAAGACAACAAGAAATTATCTGCCCCGATTCTTCAAGTTCCTGAAGAAAGCACAGCGGATAATCGACTGTACAATTTCTATGGAAAAGGAACTTTTGGTGAAGGACCGATCACTTTCAAAGATAATGTTGTCTTTGAAGGAAATGTTGAATTTAAAGGTAGAGTGGATGCGAAAGAAATGTATATTGGTGGTTCGAAAGTCATTCCTGGGCAAAATGGCGGTCCTGGTCCAGGTGAAGGCGGTACTTTATCTGATGTTTTTGTGCGTGTACTGGCACTGACTGCCAAATATGAAATGGGCGATCGTAGTTCCGGGTATTACCATCCGCCATTAGATGATGGTGCAGGTTGGAACTATGGGAAATATTCTTTCACGCAAGTATACGAGATGGAAAATTTCTTAGCGTGGTTGGCCAAATATTATCCGGATGCACGAAGTGCTTTAGTGGGTTCTGTTGGCTCGACTGAATTTAACAACTCATGGGCTGCTTATGGGAATGCGAATGATAAACAATTTACGCGAATGCAAGCCGAATACTTCTGCCGTACTAAATTGAAACCTGCAATCGATGCACTTGAAACAAGCACAGGTGTGAATATGAACGATGGCCAAAAATGGCTAGGAACATTAGGTCTAATGGCATCCATCCAAAACTGGTATCCAGCAGCTGTTTCAAATGGCTTCTTCAAGAGTTTTGTTCAGCAATATGCCAGTAATTGGAATGATGCAGGTTTCATTACATCGGTTTGTGATTACATCGTGGCTAATGCAGCTTCAATGGTTGCACCGGCTTATGTGGAAGGCATTCAAAATCGTTTCCGGAATGAAAAAGCCGATGCATTACAGCTGACCACTAAAACTTATATCCCTTTTGATGGTGTAACGTCAAATCGAGGTCTGGAACACCTGGAAGATTTACTTGGTCAACGAGTAGGAAACGGGCAATGCTATGGCTTGTCCGCAGAGTATTCTGGGTTTATGGGAGGTTGTGGATTAGGTGCCGGCACGCAATACGGAATGAGTCATTTAACAGGGCAAGGCAGTACGTCGGCCGCTAGCGATATCGGTATAGCCTATGACTGGTCAGCTGTTGGCTGGACTGTGATCAAGAACCCAACATATGCGCAATTGCAAGTAGGGGCAATCATTAATATCACTCGTGGAGCCTTATGGGCGAACTGGCCAACAGTAGATGATACCTATGGCCACACTGGTGTAATTCGTGGATTAGAAAATGGGCGCATTCAAACGTATGAACAAAATACGGAACAAGGAATGATTATAGGGAAATTCGATCGGCAGTACACAAGCCCTGCAGGTATTTCATCTATCATTATTCCGCCAAAATAATTTTTAGGAGTTGATAAGATTGGTAGTATCCTATCCAATTTCACTAGAAGTGAAAGAACCCAATAATGATATAGGTATTTTAAGAATACGACAATCAGACGAAGAGTCTCAAACATTGGTAGTCCAAGTATTAGAATACGGATTAAAAAAATCCTATGAAAATCTACAAGTTTTCTTTTGTGCGAAAATCGGGCAAACAGCAGGATTAGGTATAATTGAGCAAAAATTAAACCCGGAAGAAATGAAAGACCCGATAAACGGAAAATTTGAATACACTTTTCGGCCAGAAGATTGGCAAGTTCTAGGACACCAAACCGGATATTTTAGTTTCCGTAAAATGGTCGATGATCATACCTTCGTACAACAATTCTCGACTCGTGATTTCACTTATGAAGTCACTAAAAACGTGTTTAGTGATGGATCAAGACAGATTATAAGTGATGGTTCAACTTATATTTGGACGATTGAAGACTTGAAAAGATTGTATGAAGAATATATAGCTTCTGGTAAATCCGATTGGGAAGAGTTTGTCGAACAGAACAAAGAGGTACTTGAATCGGTTGATCCTGGTGGAACAATACTCAGTGAACTAATAAGATCAAGAAAGCCTGAAGGAGCAACACAGCCATACCCCGATTTACCGACACGACTTGATGAACAAATTGGAAAGAATAACGAATTTCGTGGTTTTGAAAGCAGTGTATCTTTTATGCAGCGCGTTCAAAATGAAAATGCAGAAAGAAGTGTGAACGTTAAGTGGTTCGGTGCCAAAGGAGATAATATAACAGACGATACCGCCGCATTGCAGGAGGCATTTGATTACGGATTTGCTAATCGTCTAAAAGTATTCATTCCAGCTGGGGATTATGTAATTACTAAGCCATTGTTAGTCAAGGCGAATCAGAAAAAAGACATTAGTTGGGTATCTATTTCTGGTGCAGGTATGGGAATTACCAATATCCACAAGAAAGGGAAAACAACATATAGTTTTGCTGATGAAACAACTTCAGCAAATGCTTCAGAAAATATTGACGCTGTAATTATTTTGATGAATGAAAGTAATTACGATAAGATACCGATTCAAGATGTTGCATCTAGTTCAAATTATTGCTCAAATATAAAACTAGAAGATTTCTCTATTTTCGGGGACACTTCAGATAACACCGAACAGGGAATATTTGCACTGGGGATTTCAATGTCTGAATTCAAAAGATTACTGTTCAAAAATTTAAATGTTGCCATGCAAACTATTCGTTACAATATGTATTGCACTTACAGTCGATTAGAGATTGAAAAAGCTAAAAACGGGTTTAGATTTCTTTCGCCATTTTGGGGAAATACAACAATGAATTTTTCTGATATACATTTAAACGGAGTAGATGAAATAGGATATGACATAAAAGGAAAAGCAATGCTTACGAACTGCTCATCCGATGGGGGCCTGTTGTTGCCATTGAAATTTACATCCACTAATCCAACAATTCCGACAACGGCTTTTATTAATTCTTGTCACTTTGAATCTCCTGTTGCATCTGGAGTGGTATCTTTGAGCAATAGCAAAGTAACGATGACACAATGCGAAATCGAAATTCCTATGCAGAGCAATGCCGTAACATTCAAAGCAAAAGACGGTAGTGTGTTGAATGTTGTAGACAGTCGTCTGGAACGTGGTAATCGAAGTGAGTTTCCAGAAAAAAGTGCGGGAAAGATGTATGAAACAGACGTATCTTCAAGGATTATGTATAACAATCTTTTTTACAAAGGGAATTTATATGCAAATGAGCAACCGTATTACGATCCAACGAAGAATATTATTTTTGATAGATTCGATAAAGCGAAAAAGGTATATGGATATATTGCCTATATCGAAAGTAGTATACTAGATTCGAATTATCCGACATACTCGATTGATAAGAGCGGATTAGTTACGTTAAATACCACTGGCGGTAAAGAAAACAATCAGATAGGTTCAGTAGGGTTTGTCATTGATGATAAGGTTGACATCAGTAAATTTTCGATGTTAGAACTGGATGCGGATATTATATTTAATGGCGGAAACGGGGATTCTAATGCCTATACCTGCCGTGTTAATCTTCTTACGAATAAACCATCAGAAGGTTTTGTAAGTAAAGGAACTGTTTATCCTAGTGCATATTCAAGTCAACCAATTTTCTATGGTGGAAAAAACAGAAAAATTTATTTGGATGTTAGTAATGTTTTCGGTTCATACTATTTAGAAATTAGGTGTGGGGGACAAGTAAATGTTAAGATTAATAGTTTTTCGTTACTCATATAATGTTTTTACTTTAGGGAAGTAGGTGGCATATGTTCATTTGGGGGAAATTAGAATGAAAGAATTATGCTTAAATTATAGAAAAGGTGGTATATATGGTGATTATTGACAATGGAGTGTTACTGAATGAATTTCGAGGGTTGCTGACAAATGGATATGTCCAGTTGTTCTTATGGGTAGTAGTAGGTGATATTGTTACAGGATTGTGCAAGGGCATTTTCGTTAAAGAAGCTAATAGCACAAAAGGATTGCTTGGTATTGTAAAACACATGCTGGTGGTCTGCTTGGTAATTATTGCCTATCCGTATTTAAAGATTATGAACCTTGAGACGTTTGCTACTGCATTCGTCTTTTTCTATATCGCGGTTTATGGAATTTCAATCACGGAAAACTTAGGTCAATTAGGTGTGCCAATTCCAAATTGGGTCAAAGAAAGACTGTCTAAGTTACAAGATAGTACCGAAAATCCAAAACCTAAAGTAACGGAAATTAAAATCGATTATGGCGACGGACAATCCGAAACTCAATCTTTGGATAGTAAAGATGATCCAGATTACGGCAATGGCCAAGAGTTCACAGATAAGAAGGAGTAGCTAATTGGCTGCTCTTTTTTTATTATAGAAAGGAAGATGATCATGAGCATTGAAAACATGATTAAATGGATGACTGACCGTGAAGGCAAGGTAACCTATTCGATGACAAGCCGTTTGGGCCCTAAAAGCTACGACTGTTCTTCTGCAGTGTTTTTTTCTATGATTGCTGGCGGTTTTTTGCCTAGCGGATCCATGGGAAATACTGAAACATTATTTGGCATGGTTGGCACGAAATTAAAGAAAATCAGCCGCTCGGAAGTCAAACGTGGAGATATTTTTGTTGCCGGTACTCCTGGTCAATCGAGTGGTTCAGGTGGGCACACAGGTATTTTCCTAAGCAATACCAGCTTTATCCATTGTTCGTATTATTGGAATGGGATTCATACCGATAGCCACGATTCATATATGAGTACTCGTCTAACGCACAATTTCTACCGCATTGTAGCTACTGAAAGCACAACGACTAGCAGCAAATCAGTAGATACAGTTGCTAAAGAAGTTATCAACGGCTTGTGGGGGAATGGAGACAAACGTAATACGGCATTAAAAGCTGCAGGATATGATCCGACTCAGGTGCAAAACAAAGTGAACAGCTTGCTATCTGGCAACACATCCTCGAACATTGTTGAGCAATTTACAACATTATCAGTTGATGGTAAGTGGGGACCTGCAGTAACCACACGTCTGCAAGAGTATCATGATACCTACAAGGACGGCGAAGTAAGTCACCAATACAAAGAAGCGTGCAACGCTAACTTGCATTCGGCTCAGTTCGACACTACATTAATCGGATCAAACTTGATTCGAGCTATCCAGAAGGGATTGAAAACGAAAGGGTACTACAATGGCGCAGTTGACGGATTGTGCGGAAAGAATACGATCAAAGCGATGCAGAAAGCACTTGGTACAACGCAAGACGGAACGATCAGCCCTGTATCTAATATGGTCAAAGCATTGCAAGTAGCATTGAACAACAATAAGCTTCCGTGGTGAACAAGCACCCCTTACTCTTTTGAGTAGGGGGCTTTTTTATTTGTCGCTCTCAAGCGGGGTGTCGATTGTATTTTTTGCTTCATCCAATGGCGTATTGAAATATAATACTTTGTAGCTATCTTTATCTGTAAATGAGTAAACCATGTCAAAATTATAAATTTTATCCTGATACGTGAAGTTCCCTATTGCGCTATAAACATTCTTATATTCTTCGCCTGTTTCGGTATTTTTGTCATCAGGCATTCGATATACTTTAAACGAATCGTCGGTGAAGTTAACTTCAAAATTATCGATCATATAGTGTTCTTTCAAAACCTTTTCAACGATAATTGAAGCTTCAGATTTTTCTTCGTCATTCGTATCTTTGACCTCTGAATTTGATTCGCTATAGCTTCTTGAATCCTCTGTTGAAGAAGTACTGCCACAAGCGCCTAAAAATAGAATTGATAATAATAAACCAACTGCTAACTTTTTCATTTTGACCCTCTTTTCATTAATTTTATAGCTTCATTGTATCAGAAAATATTATAAGAATAAAAAACATTTCAACAATAAAATCGTTTATTAACCGAAGATGTTATTTTTTAGAACAATAATATTGGGGGCAAAAAAGGGGCAAGAAAATGATAATTCATGATAATTAGTGCAATTATATTTTATCTAGAAACAGCGAAAAATACTGACGTGATAGTAATAGACAATCCATATACATTGGTTAAGTATTTTAAGCAGGAGTCTCCATGTGTCTGATTGAATCCCTATTAGATAGCCTTTTGAAAG